TACACTAAAATAAAGTTTTGTATTTGCTTTGGCTAATTACGGTGTAAATATAAATTTTAAGGTAATTGGTCAATCCAAGCTAGATAGGGCATTAAAAAAAACAGAGCAGTTAGATAAAAAAGTTGATCTTCTAAATAAAAGAGGCATTAAAGGAATTTCAAGTGCTGTAAAAATTTTAAATCAAGAATTAGCAATAAAAAACAAAATTTTAAAAGCAGATCAAGCAATTTTAAGTGTTAGAACTAAACAGATAAAAGCAAATAAAGCAAACGCTGCCACACAAACAATCCCAAGAACAGGTGGAGGTGGTGGTGGAAGAGGTGCAATCGGTGGTCCTGGTCTTAACAGTGCAATAATTAGTGGTGTATTTCCTTTGTTATTTGGACAAGGTCCATTCGCTGCTCTTGGTGGTGCTACTGGTGGATTTCTAGGGGGAAGATTTGGTGGTCAAATGGGTGGTTTTGCAGGAGGTTTGGCTGGAACTGCTATCGCTACAGGTATTCAAAGTGGAGTTACTGCTATAGGTGAATTAGGTCAGGCTATGAATAGATTAAATCCTGATATAACAAAATTAACTGAAAAGATGGGAATATTAGGAACAACAGAACAAAAACGTTTAGAAATTATAGAAAAAACTGAAGGTAAACAAGCTGCTTTAAATGAAGCTTTAGAAATGATGGGAAATAAAATAGGTGATCAAAATGTACAAGAACTAAAAAAATTTGGTGAAACTTTTCAAGATTTAACAAATAGTACTGTTTTATTTTTTACAAGAGTACAAGCACAAGTTGCTAAGTTATTGAATCTAACAATAGGTGATAGAGAGGAGAGATCTGTTCAACAAAGAACAAGTCAGTTTTTACAACGAAATCCTAATGCACCTGTTTTTGCAGATATAAATAAACAAATTGCTGATCTTCAAACTCAAAAAAGTGGTGCAGGTAGAGGAGGTGTTAAAGATATTCAAGATCAAATAAATGCTTTACAAGCACAAAAAAGAGAAATTGCTGAAAGTGCTGTTTTAGAAAAAGATAAGGATAAAATACGAGCAAATACAAATAAATTAATTACTGCTGGTTTAGGAGATTTAAGAAAAGAAAATGAATTAAATAGAGCGATTATTGCTGGAAAGGAAGAAGAATTTTTATTAAATCAAGCTGTTGAAGATAAAGTTAAAAGTATGGGTTTATTAATGAAAGATTTAAATGCAACACAACTTGAAAGAATAAAAAATGATATTACTATCAATCAAGGTTTAAAAGATCAGGCAGATGCTGCACAGGATTTAAAAGATAAATTTGACAAAATTGGAGAAAGTGTAGAAAAAAATATTGTTGGTAATCTTACTGATGCAGTTATAGGAACTCAAACTCTTGGACAGGCAGCAGTTAATGTATTAAATAATTTAAAAAGAAAAATTATTGAAGTTCAAATTGAAAAAGCTGCTGCTGGTATTGGAGATGCAGTTTCAGGATTTTTAGGTAATTTATTTAAAAAAAGAGAAAGAGGGGGGCCAGTAGCTGCTGGTGGTACTTATCTTGTTGGAGAAAAAGGACCAGAAATTTTGCAAATGGGTTCACGAAGTGGCAATATTATTCCAAATAATGAAATTAGTGGTGGTGGTACAACAAATGTGATTACGGTAAATGTTGATGCAAGTGGTTCTTCTGTAGCTGGAAATGGTTCTGGGGCAGATCAACTTGGACAGTTAATTGGTGGTATAGTTCAACAAACACTTGTAAAAGAACAAAGGCCTGGAGGTTTACTAAATAGATAATGGCAACTTTTCCCTCTATTAATCCTACTTATGGGATAAGAAAAACAAGTTCACCAAAAGTAAGAACAACACAGTTAGGTGATGGCTATGAGTTTAGAGCTTTATATGGCCTTCCTTTATCTCAAGACCCCAAAGTATATGATCTGACTTTCAATGTTTCTGAAACTGAATCAGATGTTATTGAAGCTTTTTTAAGAAGTAGAGTTGCAGATCAAGCAAGTTTTTCGTTTACCCCACCAGGAGAAGGATTTAGTGCGAAAACAGGTACTTTTGTTCAATCAAATGGAAGTGGTGGGGCTGGAACTATTATCACTGTTACCTTTACAAATCATGGAGTTGCTATTGGTGATGTATTGACTGTTGATTTTAGTTCTGGCCCTACAGATGGAGATTATGTTGTTGCTTCTTCTGCTAATGCTAATACTTTCACGCTTACTTCAACATCTGCTGATAGTGCATTGGTAACAGTTGCAACTAATGTTGATTTTACTCTTTCTGGTGCTGGTAAATATGTTTGCGACTCTTGGACAAAAAATATACCTTATAACAATAGAGCAATAATTAATTGTACTTTCAGAGAGGTATTTGAACCATAAATGACAACTCCTGTTTCACAGTTACAAGAACTTAGTAATAAATCAATTATTGAATTGTTTTCTGTTGAATTAATACCTGATCTGCATTACACAAAATCTGCTAAAACAGCCACATATAGTCAGTCAGGAACAACAATTACTATCACATTAACTGCTCATGGATTTTCTACTGGTTTAATACTTAGTCTTGATTTCACATCTGGAAATGGAATTGATGGAATTTATACAATACAAACAGTTGCCACAGATACTTTCACAGTTACAGGAACAACTTCACAATCCACAAGTGGAAATGTATCTTTTAATGTAAATGCAACACTAACTGATGCCACAGTTTTTCTTTTTCATTCTGGTAATAACATGAAAGATAGTGGTGACATTGTTTGGCAATCTAATACATACGCAAGAATGCCATGCAGGGCAGAAGGGTTCAAATATTCTGGAAAAGGTTTGTTGCCTAGACCAACTTTGATATTTTCAAACTTACTTGGAACAATTACAACCATCATTTTACGTGTTAATAAAACCACACCTTTTATTGATTTACAAAGAGCTAAAGTTACTCGTAGACGTACTTTAAGCAGATTTCTTGATGCAACAAACTTTCCATCTAACGTGAATCCATATGGTACTCCAGATCCAACAGCAGAATTACCAAGAGAAGTATATTTTATAGATAAAAAAACAATAGAAAATAGAAATTTTGTAGAACTTGAAATGGTAAGCAGTTTCGATCTAGCTGACGTTGGTGCTCCAAAAAAACTTGTAACTAGAGATGACTTTCCAGGTGTCGGAACCTTTGTTAATTTTTAAATATGACTTGGAAAGAATCCTTTAAAAAATATGCAAAAGAACAAGCACCTAATGAGGCTTGTGGTTTGCTTGCAATTATAGAAGGTAAAGAAACCTTTTGGCCTTGTAAAAATTTAGCAGGAGGTAAACATGAGTTTTTTATGCTTGATCCTGATGATTGGGCAGAATGTGAAGATACAGGTGAAATTATCGGTGTCATACATAGTCACCCTGTAGGGGCTGCAATAGCTTCAGAGGCTGATAAAGCATCTTGTGAACATATCGGCTTTCCTTATTATATTTATAGTCTTAATCAAGATCATTGGATTTGTATAGAACCAACAGGTTGGAAAGCACCTTCTCTTATTGGAAGAAAGTTTATTTGGGGTAAATATGATTGCTGGTCTATCGTTACAGATTGGTTAAAAGAAAATAAAAATATAAATATTAAATATTGGCCTAGACCAAAAACTCTAATGGATTTTGCTAATAATCCATATTTTGAAAAAGTGCTTACAGAATCAAATTTTGTAAAACAAGAAGACAATAAAAAATTTAAAGAAGGTGATGTTTTGCTGTTAAAAGGTTTAAAAGGGAAAGCTAGTCATGTTGCTGTTTATATTGGTGATAGTATGATATTAAATCACAACTTTAAAGCTTTAAGTTGCAGACAGCCAATTACTTTAGGTTGTCAAAAAGCATTATTAGGAGTTTATAGATATGCAGCTTAGAACAATTAAAGTATATGGAAATCTTAGAAAATTCTTAGGCAGATCGACTTTTAAAGCTGCTGTAAATTCACCACAACAAGCTTATAGTTTTTTAAAAGCAAATTTTGTTGGACTCGAAAAACATATGAATAATCAACTTTATCAAATAAAAATGGGAGGGCGAGTTATAACACAGGATTTTATATCTTCAACAGGTCAGGGTGATATTCAGATTATTCCAGTTGCTGTGGGTTCAGATTTTTTCTTTGATTTTGTTGAAGATGCTTTTAATTTTGTTGCCGACAATTTTGTGCCTATTGTAACTACTTTTTTAACAGGCGGTTTAAATCAAGTAGTAACATTTGTAGCCTTAACTCTTGTAAGTGATTTACTTACACCTGATCAACCAACAAACAATGTTTCTTCTGTTGGTGACACCGATCCAAGTATTAGGGGTTCTTATAATTTCACTGGTATTCAAAACGTAAGTTCTAGTGGTGTTCCAGTTCCAATTATATATGGACTTGTTTTTAGTGGCTCAATTATAATAAGTTCGGGTACTGATTCAACCCAAGTCGTTAAGAGCATAACCTAATGCCTAGATTAGTTGACGATCAATTATTTGGAACAGACAGAAAGGTTGTTGACCCTGACCTGATAGATGGTGGATTAAGAAGTAAGCAATTTGCAACAGTTGTTGATCTTCTAGGTTACGGAGAAATTGATTCTATTTTTGATGTAGGCGGTTCTGGTACAGATACCTTTCAAAAAAATATTTATCTTGATGGCACACCTTTAAAAAATGCAAATGGTGATAGTAATTTTCAAGATGTAGAAGTTTTTTTTAAAAATGGTGCATCAAATCAAACTGCAATTCAAGAAATCAATGCTATAGAAAATACAGTTCCAGTTGGAGCACCAGTTACAAATTCTGCTTCTGTTACAAGATCAATAACAAATACATCTGTTGATAAAATTAGAGTAAGTATTCAATTTCCAGCACTTCAAGAATTTAAAACAGATGGAGACATTGTTGGTACTGAGGTAAAAATTTCAATAAGGATTACAGAAAATGATGGAACAGTATCAAATCCTGTAGTTGAAAATGTAGTTAACGGAAAAGCAACAAGCCCTTTTGTAAAAGATTTTGAGATCAAGTTTGAAAGAACTATGAGTTTTCCAATTGATGTAACTGTAATTAGAAATACTGCTGACAGTACAGACACACGATTGCAAAATAGCACTAACTTTTTATCTCTTACAGAAATAATTACAGATTCAAATGCTTATCAAGGATTTGCCTATGTTGCTTTAAGGTTCAATGCACAAGAATTTCAAAGCTATCCAAAACGAATGTACCGAATTAAAGGTACTAAAATTAAAGTTCCTCATGATACAACCATTGATAGCAATAATGGCAGAGTTATTTATCCAGCAGACTATACATTTAATGGAACATTCAAAACAGATAAAGAATGGTGTGCTGATCCAGCTTGGATTTTATATGATCTTTTGACTACTGATAAGGGCTTTGGTGGTGCAGATGGTGTTATTGATGAGAATACTTTAGATGTTTTTAGTTTTTATTCTGCAAGTGCATATAATAGCGAACTTATAACAGATCCAATAACAGAAACAACAGAGCCAAGATTTAGCTGCAATGTTATTTTAAATCAAAAAAATGATGCATTTACATTAATAAACGATCTTTGTTCTGTAATGAGAGCAATGCCTTTTTATAGCGTTGGTTCCCTTACTCTATCGCAAGACAGACCAACAAACACTGTTACAAACACATCTGATGCTCAATATATTTTCACAAACGCTAATGTCAGTGAACAAGGTTTTACATATACAGGAGTGGGGCAAAAGACAAAATTTACAGAGGTTGAGGTTTCATATTTTGATAATGATACACAGACTTTAAACTTTGAATATGTCAGTGCAGATGAAATTACCGCATTGTCAGGTTATACAACAAAATTCGGAAAAATTAGAAAAACTCTTAAATCTTTTGCCTGTACATCAAGAGGTCAGGCTAATCGACTTGCCAGATGGTTTTTGTACACAAACTTAAAAGAATCGGAGCTTTGTTCTTTCAAAACAACTCTTGAGGCAGGTGTAGTTGTAAGACCATCAACGATAATAGGTATTGCAGATAGCATGAGGGCTGGTGTTCGCAGAGGTGGTCGTATAAAATCTGTGACTAATACAACAACTATTGTTGTAGATGATGCAAACAACACTGATTTGACAGCAGAAAATTCAGCAACATTATCTATAGTCATGCCTGATGGCAGTGTTGAAAGTCGCTCCATATCATCAATCTCTGGATCAACAATAACTGTATCCTCTGCGTTCTCAACATCACCACAAGCAAACTCAATCTGGGCTATTGAAAATTCTACAATAGAGTTTCAGACCTATAGAGTTTTAGGAATAGAAGAAACAAACCATTGCGAGTACAATATTTCAGCAATTATTCATGACACAAACAAATATTCTCAAGTTGAAGATACAACAGTTGCAGCAAATCCTAGAACAATAACAACTTTACTAGACGAAAAACCATCACCAAGTAATGCTTCAGCAGTTGAACAAATCGTAGTTTTAAATAATAGGGCAGTTTCTAAGATTTTTGTTGCATGGGAACCTGTGCAAGGTGTTAAAGAATATTTACTTGAATTTCAATATGAAAATGATAATCCAGAGAGACAAAGAATTTCAAGACCTAGTTTTGAACTTTTTGAATCAAGACTTGGATCATACACTTTTAAAATAAGATCGTATAACACTCTTGGAAAATTAAGTTCTTCTACAACAACTGTTGGTGTTGAGGCGATTGGAAAAACTGCTGTGCCTGCGGATGTACAAAATTTAAGAATTGAACCAATATCAGATCAGTTTGTACGACTACGTTTTGACCAATCTACAGACGTCGATGTTTTACATGGTGGAAACGTAATAGTCAGATCATCAAATGCGACCTCTGGTGTCACTTTTTCTAATGCAGTTAATGTTTTGCCAGCTTTAAGCGGAAACGTCAGTGAAACTATTGTTCCAAATATTCAAAATGGAACTTATGTTCTTAAGTTTAGAGATGATGGTGGTCGTATAAGTTCTGGTGATGCATCTGTTGTGATGTTGCAAACAGTTCCAAATGTTTTACCTAAATTAACAGTAATAACAGATAGAGAAGATACTGATTCACCAACACCTTTTGCTGGAACTAAGGTTGATTGTTTCTTTAGTGATGATGTAGATGGTCTTGTTCTTGGTTCTCTTGATGAATTAAATAGTGTAACAGATTTTGATGCTATTGCTGACTTTGATTTTTTAGGTGCTGTAGATATTACTGGTGGTAGTTATGATTTTGCAAATACTCTTGATCTTGGAGGTAAACAACCTGTTTCTTTTCGTAGACATATTGTTTCAAATGGTTTTTATCCTAACGATTTATTTGATAAAAGAACCGCAAATATTGATACTTGGAGAGATTTTGATGGTACAAAAGCCCCTGATGTTAACGCGTCTTTATTAGTAGCAACAACTGACTCTGACCCTGATACATCAACTGCTGGCACATATACCATAAACAATGGATCAGGTGGTGCTGGAACAATAATAACAATTACAAAAACTAATCATGGATATTCTGTTGGTAGTTTTGTCACTTTAGATTTTACTTCTGGCACAGGTGTTGATGGAGATTATCAAATACAATCAGTTCCTACAACTAATACTTTTACTTTGACTTCCGCAAGTTCTCTTTCAACAAGCGGAAATTGCAACTTTAGTGCAGAATTTAGCCAGTTCAATCCTTTTGTAAATGGAACTTATGTTGCAAGGGGTTTTAAATTTAGATGTGAAATGGATTCTGATGATCCAGCACAATCAATAGAAATAGACCAGTTAGGATATACAGCAGAACTAGAAAGTAGAACAGAAACAAGTCTTGGTAACGCAGGAGCAACAAATGGATTGATTGCTTCTGGTACGTCTACAAAATCAGTGACTTTCACTAACAGTTTCTTCACAGGCCAGTCGGGTACAAGCGTTGCAGCAGATAGTGTCAAACCTTCTATTGGTATAACTATTGAAAATGCACAGTCAGGAGACTTTTTTGCTCTATCAAATATAACAGGAAGCGGTTTTGATATTGATGTAAAGAATGGATCAAGTCACGTTGATAGAAATTTCAAATATGCTGCAACTGGATTTGGGCGTGGTAGTTAAATTTAAAGTAGGATATACTTAGATAAAAAATTGGTTTAGGCAATGGCTACACATGATTATGTAATTGATAACGGAACTGGTAGTGCAGTAAGAGCCGACTTAAATTTACTATTCAAAGCTATACTGACAAATAATAGCGGTACTACTGATCCCTCAACAGTTATTTCAAGTGATGCTGGATCAAAAGCTTTTAGTTTTTGGGCTGATACAAACTCAAGTCCAGCAGTTTTAAAAATTAGAAACGCTGCTGATGATGGCTGGATAGAGTTATTTCAGTTAGATGGAACTTTAACTCTTGAAGATGGGTCTGCAAGTACACCAGGATTAGCGTTTAGGGATGATTTAAATACAGGTATTTTTAGTTCTGCTGCTGATACTTTTAACGTGGCAACTGCTGGTGTCGAAAGAATGGAGCTAGGGGCTACAACAATATTTAATGAAGATGGAGCAGATGTAGATTTTAGAATTGAAGGCGATACCCAAGCAAATTTATTTTATGTTGATGCAGGAAATGATCGAGTTGGTATAGGTCGATCAGATCCACAGACTACATTTCACAGTACAGGAACAACTAACGGACAGCAAGCTACTTTTGGTGCTTCAAGCACTGGTTTAAAAATTTCTACATTTGCAAAAACCGATAATGATGCTGGTGTAATTCTTGATGCACAACAATCAAGTAATGGTACATTAACGTTTGCAACAACTGGATCAGAACGTGTCCGTATAGATTCTTCTGGGAACGTAGGCATAGGCACATCAAGTCCAGCGGCTTTATTACACGTTCAAAAATCAGGAACTTCTGAAAATTTATTAACTCTTGAAAGTGACTTAGGATCAAATAATAATAGAACTCTTATAATAGGTGGCCCGACAAGTGATTCAGCTACCGCACCATTCCGCTTTACTACTGGTAATTCTTTATCATTTGTAATTGATAGTACTTCTGCTTTAGATATAGATGCGTCTGGAAATGTAGGTATAGGTACAGCAAGTCCATCTGATTTATTAGATGTAACAGAATCTTCTGCTAGTGCAGCAGCAGCGTCTTCGGCATCCGTTGCTCAGTTTGAACGTGCAGGGAATGTTGGGATTACAATTTCAACGGCAGATACGGGTGACGCAACTATTTTCTTTGGTGATACTGCGTCATCAACAGTCGGAAGAGTAAATTATGATCATAATGATAATTCATTAGGATTCTTCGCTAATTCAAATGAACGTATGCGTGTAGATTCCACTGGAAGGCTGCTAATCGGTAGCACTAGTCATGTTAGTAATGGTGGTATTGAGGCTCATCTTCAAGTTATAGGAACAGGTACAGATGATTCTTCTATTACCATGTCCAGATTTAGTAATGATGTTCATTCTGCTTACCTTGTTTTTTCAAAAAGTAGAAATACCTCTATAGGTGGTAATACAATTGTTCAACCTGACGATAGTCTTGGAAGAATGACGTTCTTTGGAAATGATGGAACTGATAACAACACGCCAGCAGCAGAAATAGATATAGAGGTTGATGGTACACCTGGCTCAAACGATATGCCTGGAAGGATTATATTTAGAACAAATGCTGGTGGAACTGCTACAGCAGAACGTATGCGTATAGATAAGTCTGGAAACGTGCTTATTGGTTGTACTACACTTGAAGCTGGATTTGGAGGAGTGGTTGTCAAACCTAATAATGATGATGGTTCGGCAACAGTGGTATTTGACAGATCAAACACTAGTGCTTCATCATTTGCATTCTCTTTTGAAAATAATGACGTTAGTAGTGGTACTATTTCTTATAATAATACCTCAACAACTTACGCCACTAGTTCTGATTACAGATTAAAAGAAAATGCCGTTGCAATATCTGATGGTATTACAAGATTAAAAACATTAAAACCTTATAGATTTAATTTTAAAGTTGATGCAACTAAAACAGTTGATGGTTTCTTTGCACATGAAGTCACAGCAGTACCAGAAGCAGTGACAGGTACAAAAGATGAAGTCGATTCTGATAACAAACCTGTATATCAAGGAATAGATCAATCTAAACTTGTTCCTTTACTTGTAGCTGCTGTGCAAGAGTTAATAACAAAAGTTGAAACTCTTGAAGCTGCTTAGTATAATTGGATAACTTTAATCTATTTTATGGCAACACCACAAGAACTTTATGACGAAACAAAAACTCGTCTTGATTTAAATATTGCAAAAGTACAAATGCTTCAAAAAGAAATAGATCAAAAAGTTGCAGAAAAAAATCAACTTATGCAACCAATTATGGAAGATCAGGGTGCATTAAAACAGCTTGAAAAACTTAGTGATGTTGTACAACCTGTAGAATCAAAGTAAAATAAAACTAAACACTTTTTATCATGGCTGTTACTTGGGATGTTGTTTCTTATGATGGATACAAAACTGTAGGAAGTTTATCAGATGTTATAACTGTCTTACATTGGAGAGCAAACGACTCTGAAACTATAGGCAGTGGTGAATCTGCTGTAACACACAACGGGTCTGCTTATGGTTCTATAGAACTTGCTGCTGCTGATTCTTCATCATTTATTGCATTAGGTTCTGTTACAAAAGATAATTTAATTGCATGGGCTAAAGCTGCACTAGGTTCTGATGAAGTAACAGCTATAGAAACAAGAATTGCAGAAGAAATTTCAGAATCAAAAACACCGACTACATTTTCTGGTGTACCTTCGTAGAAAGTACAGATAGACCAACATAAAGTGGTGCTAATGCACAGATTCCACATAAAGTTATAATAGTCACAGGCACTAATGCTTTAGAAAAGGCTTCTTTCATGTTTCAAAAAATCGCTAATGTTCTGAGTATCATCTCATTTGTAATGGTAGCTTCCATGAGTGGTGGAGCGTACTTTGGTTACAAGTATGTAACTTCAGAACAATTTAAATCAAGAGTGATGAATGAGATTCTTGATAACGTATCTGGAATGATGCCAAAAATATTAGATAATGGTTTACCTAAAATGACAGGTCCATCAATGCCGATAATAAAATGAAGTGTTACTGGTGCGATGATGAATTAATTTGGGGTGGTGACATTGATATAGATGAATCTATGCCAACCTATCCTGAGTTTTCTGTAATGACTAATTTATCCTGTCCTAAATGCTTTTCAGAGGTGGAGATTTTAAAGAAAAGAGATGCCTACGATTGAAATACCTGATGTAGGTATTGTTGAGATATATATTCCTGACGTTCCAGAACCTTATAGTCATCATTATATTATTGTAACTGAATTACCTGATATCGATGTTCCTGGCTGTACTTATCAACATCGTGATATAAAAAATACAGGTAATCGTAACTTATTATTGGAAGATCCAAATGGTGTATTTACAACGTGTGATTTTCCGTTTCCTGGGTTTATTCCTCTTGATTACACACCTCAAAACATCATCATTACAGAGCAAGCACCTATTCATAACCAAGCAGATTCGTCAACAGGCAAGCAAGCTACGGAGATACCAGAGGTTAAAAAAGAAGAAATTGTAATACCACCTTGTCCAAGTTCTAAAGATCAGAGAGTCGGAGATTTTCGTAACGAAAAACGGTTAGAACGTGTCATTGGGCATAAAAGAGGAGATGATGAGATTGAGTGCATAACTCTATATGAAGACGTTCCTTTTGTGGATCAATACATCCCAGAACCTAGCACTATTATTTCTACTGCTATTATTGGCCTTGTGGCTGCGAGTAGCCCTTTTATTCTCAATATAATTAAGCCAGCTATAAAAAATATCGTTAAAAAACTTACAAAGAAAAAAGATAAGTTAGAATAAAAGAACCCTATTCGCCACGGCAATGGATAGGGCGTCTAGGTGGGCAAGTTTAACCGTGCTTGCCTACTGCTTTATTTTGTGAGTATGTGGGATAACTTGATTTGGGGGAATATCAACAATAATGTCGTCACAGGTAACTGCACTAGGAGTATTAGGTACGAACGTAGCTCCAAGTTTTGCTTGCTCCGCACAAATCTGAAGACGATATAAACTAACTTCCATAGCTAATTTTTTGTACAGCAATTCTTGATTTTTTATATTTACTTCAGTTGCTCTA